CGGAGGACGACTCGCCGGGCGAGGTCGAGGACGTCCCGGCCGACACCGTGGAAGACGTGGCCGAGGCTGTGGGCCAGTCACCCGATGACACGCCAGACGCTGGCGAAGGGGCGGCCAATGGCAGTTGATCTCACGCCTACGGCCGGCATGGCAGAGGCGGCCCGTACCGGGCTGCGGCTGCACAACGAAGGCAAGAGCGGCGACGGGCTGAAGCCCGAGACCGTCCGGCGTGCCAACATCATCGCCGCCCGCGAAGAGCTGACCGAGGACCACGTCCGTGAGATGAGTGCGTGGTTTGCTCGGCACGAGTCAGACCGGCGGCCCGACTGGAACAAGCAAGGCGAGGAAACGCCGGGCTTCGTGGCGTGGATGCTTTGGTCCGGTGACGCTGGCCAGCAGTGGTCTGCCAGGAAGGTCGAACAACTAGACCGCGAAGACGACAGGAGTAATGCCATGGAAGGCATGATCGAAAAGCGTGATATGCCGTTCGAGGACGAGGGCGAGCTGGTCATCGAGACCCGTGCCGATGGGCGGCCTGTCATCAAGGGCTATGCCGTGGTCTACAACCGGCTCAGCGTCGACCTGGGCGGGTTCCGCGAGCGGATCATGCCCGGTGCCTTTGACGCCGTGCTGAACCGCCAGCGGGGCCGCAGCGACCTAGTGAGCTACTACAACCACAACCCCGACATCTTGCTGGGCCGGGAGTCGAGCGGCACGCTTGAGGTGTTCTCGGACGAGAAGGGCGTGGGCTACATCGTCACGCCGCCGGCCACGCGGGCCGACATCGTCGAGCTGATCCAGCGGCGGGACGTCAAGGGCTCGTCGTTCACGTTCAGCGTGGACAAGGGCGGCGAGGCGTTCGTCACGGACGAGGCAGGCCGGGCGATCCGCGAGGTGCGGGCCGCCACGATCTATGAGCTGGGACCAGTGGTGCAGCCGGCGTACCCGTCTACGTCTGCTGCGGTGGCCATGAGGTCGTACCAGGCATGGCTTGCCGAGCAAGCTACACCTGAGTCGATGCCACGCGAGGTCGGACCCGACGTCGTCAAGGCATCCATGCGGCTGCGAGCCGCGCGACTCAGGAGCTTCATGCGTGGCAAAGCCCGGTGATCCCTGCCCCAAATGTGGGAAGGGACGCATCCGTACACGCTCCAGTCACCCACTCGACGAACAGCGTCAGGTGCGGTATTTGGAGTGCCAGGCGTGCGAGTACAAGGCCAAGGCCATCGTGCCTGCGCTGACTGTGTGGCGTCGGTCTTTTGTACCGTACAAACAACCTTGATGGCTTAGCGGCCTGCGTCTCGTAGCGTGAGTGACAGACACGGATCTGTCACCCGATAAGGGAGTGCCAAGGATGGCCGCCTCGCTCAACAAGCTCCAAGACCGTGCAGCCGCTGTGGCTGCCATGCTCGACGACCTGTCTAAGGTCGAGGATCGCACCGAAGGCCAGGTGGCCGACGTCGAGAAGCTGACCGCCGAGGCGGCCGAGCTCGAGCAGCGGCTCGCCCAGGAAACCGCCATCGCCGAGAAGATCGCCAGCCTGCGTGGCAAGGTCGCCGCGACCGCGAAGCCGGTGGCCGTTGAGGCCGAGGCTCCTGTCTCCCGCAAGGTGCCGCACGTCGGCCGGGTGCGTGGCTTCGCGTCGGCTGACGACGCCGAGGTCTGCGGTCGCTGGATTCGCGGCTACCTGCTCAACCGCACCGAGGATCGTGCGTGGTACGAGCGGAACGTCGAAGAGCGGGCGCTGTCGAGCAACGACAACGCCAAGGGTGCGGTGTTCATCCCCGAGACGTTCGCCTCGACCGTGATCCGCCTGGTCGATCAGTTCACCGCGATCCCGCAGCAGGCCAACGTGATTCCGATGTCGAGCAACACGCTCTACATCCCGCGTCGGACTGGCGGCAACACGGCCTACTTCGTGAACGACAACACCGAGACGACCGCCAGCGACATGGCGACCGACAACGTGCTGCTGTCCACGAAGGACTGCCGCGTGGCGACCCGCGTGCCCAACAGCCTGATTGAAGACTCGGTCATCGACCTGGCTGGCCTTGTGGCTCAGGAGTTCGCCCTGGCCCTGAGCCGCAAGATCGACGACGCCGGCTTCGCTGGTGACGGCACCTCGACCCACGGCGGCATCCGTGGCATTCAGTGGCGGTTTGAGAACGAGTCGCTCGCTGGCGAGAACGACTCCGGCGAGAGCTCGCTGTCGGCCCTGACCATCGACGACTTCGTCGAGACGGTCGGCAAGCTGCCCAGCTACGCCCGTCCCACCGCGGCCTGGTACGTGACTCCGCAGGTCTACAGCACCTGCATGCTGCCCCTGATGCTCGAGAAGGGTCTGTCGGCTGCCGAGATCGCTGGCGGCGTCAGCGAGGGTCGGTTCCTCGGCTACCCGGTGTACTTCAACAACAGCATGCGGACGGCCCCGACGAGCGACCAGGTGATTGCCATGTTCGGCGACATGAAAATGTCGACGCACTTCGGCCTGCGGTCGCAGATCGGTGTGCGTGCCTCGACCGACCGGTACATCGAGTTCGATCAGACCTACTTTGTGGCGTCTGTCCGGTTCGACGTCGTCACCTCGGACATCGGCGACGGCACGACCGCCGGCCCCGTTGTCTCGCTGCGGCTCTGACACACTGACTGATTTCCAAGGAGAGACCCTCACATGAACCCCGTTGCCAACAGCCGTAGTGTCGTGAGCCTGTCTGCCGCCGCTGGCGTTGCCTCCAACGGCACGCACACGGTCGCCATCGACTGCCTTGGCTTCGACCAGGTCAGCATTGACGTCGGTTACCGGTCGATTGCCCACACCTCGGCCCCGAGCGTGGTGACGGTGCAGCACAGCGACACGGACGGCTCCTACACCACGATCAGCGGTCTGGTGCAGGGAACCGACTACACGCTTGCTGGCGTGGCCAACACCGCCACGGTCAACGTTACGCGGTTCAACTTCTCGACCAAGGATCTGCGGCGGTATGTGCAGGTGTCTGTGACGCCCAGTGCGTCGGCCACCGCAAATGCCTCCAACAACACGATCGTGGTGGCAGCCCGGCTCGGCAAGGGCGAGAAGGGCTGCGTGAATGCGACCGACGCGAACGTCACGACGTTCGTGACGAAGTGATCACTGGCTGATTGACGACTACTCCAACCAGAGGAGGATGCCGTGGGCGCGGCGTCACCTGTGGCGGGCATCACGCCTGCCGTGCTTGACACGGGCTCAGGGCCAGTGCGTGTCATGTGTGCCATGTCCGTGCCTCGGCTCGGATGGCAGGATCACATGTTCTGCTGGCCTCGTGGCCTCATCCCGTACGGCATCTCGCCGGTACGCTTAGAAGGGGCATTTTGGGGTCAATGTTTGGAACGTGTTCTTACAGACATGGTCGAGCTTGACGACGATCCGAAGGAGCCACCGCTGTGGATCCTGACCCTCGACTACGACACGATCTTTGAGGCAGACGCGGTTCCCCGCTTGCTGCAGTACGCCACGGCCAGTGACTACGACGTGGTGGCGGCGTTGCAGATGAAACGTCGCACAGACGAGCCGCTGTTCACGATGGCGGCGACCAACGGCGAGCGGATGGCTGAGGCCCCGCGTGACTGGTTCATCCTGCACAACATCGTGAAAGCCAACACAGCGCATTTTGGATTCACGATGATTAGGGCAGCGGCACTCAAGCGGATGCCGCATCCGTGGTTCTTGGGAAAGCCCGACAAGGAAGGGCGGTGGGGTCCAGAGCGGGTCGACGATGACATTCACTGGTGGCAGGTGGCCGAGAAGGCTGGCGTGAAGGCCGGCGTCTGCACGCGGGTGTGCATCGGACACGCCGAGGTTCAGTTCAAGTGGCCCGACCAGAACATGCGTGGGCTGGTTCAGCACCCTGGTGATTTCTGGGACCGTGGCGGCAAACCGCCGGAAAAGGTGTGGCAATGATCGAGACGGCACAAGTGCGTTTCCGCCGGCCCTACGGGGCGTACAAGACGGGCCGGGTCTACACGTTCGCCAAGGGCGTGGCTCGCTCGCTCGAGCTGTTCGGCAAGGCCGACATCGTGCGTGAGCCGGTCATTGAGTTCGCCACGGCCCCGGAGCCCGAGCAGCTGGAGCGTGCCGTAGCACCGGTCGCCAAGGCTCCTCGAGGCCGCAGAAAGAAAGCCCAATGAGCCTGTTCTACCGGGGCACGATTGCGAGCCAGTACCGCAGCCTGGTGGTCAGCACCGCCAGCGGCACCGGTGACCGTCCGGTCAGCGTGGCCGACGCCAAGGAGCATCTGCGAGTTGTCGATACGACCGATGACGATTCATACATCGGGCTGCTGATCGACGCGGCGACGACCTGGTGCGAGGACTACTGCGACCGCACCTTCGCCGACAAGACGTACACCGTGGCGTTCGATGACTTTTTCGGGACCCGCATTGAGCTTCCGCGCCCGCCAGTGCGATTGAACGCGACTGCCGCGAGCGCCACGGTGACTATCTCGTACGTGGACACGGGCGGTGCCACGCAGACGCTGACGTGGGCCCAGTCTGGCACGCAGCAGTTTCGGCTGGACCGGGACCACGTGCCGGCGTTGATTTACCCCACGTACTTGAACGTGTGGCCGAGCGTGCGGGTGGACGACAAGAGCTTGCAGATCACGTACCTGGCCGGCTACGGCGGGGCGGCCAATGTGCCCAAGCCGGCTGTACACGCGATCAAGATGCTGGTCGGCCACTGGTACGCCAACCGTGAAGCGGTGCTGGTCGGTTCGATTTCCAAGGAGTTTGAGTTTGCTGCGTCAGCGCTGCTCGAGCCTCTCAAGTGGAAGCAGTACACATGAGCATCGAAGGCCGCATCGCCATCGACGTGAACTTCGCAGACTCGTCTGACGCCACGGGCGTGCAGTCGCTCAAGAAGATTTCGTTGGTGGACACCAGCAGCTACAGCAGCGGCAAGGTGGCCATCGTGACCGGCACTTGTGGCACGGCAGCGGTGGCGATTGCTCTGGCCCCGACTTCATACAGGGATGCGTCTGGCGGGTTTGTTTCGTTTTCCGTCGTGTCTCGCATCGCATTCGCAGCCAATCCTTCTTGTTCCTGCGATGCTGATGGCGAGAATGAGCAACTTGTGTCTTCCGGAAATCGCGTGAGCGTCACGGACGTATCGCAACCAACGGGCTTTTTGGTAGCAAAATTTGGAACTTCGGGCACTGCTGCCTACACCCTCGTCATGTATGGAACGTGAGCCATGCTAAAAGCCGGCATCATGGACCAGAAGGCCGAGATCCAGACGCCTACCGAGGGCGTCAACAGCATCGGCGAGCCGACTTTCACCTATTCGACGTTCGCCACCAGGTGGATGGCACTGCTGCCGCTGTCCGGCGCTGAGCGGATTGCAAGCCTGCAGAACGAGGGCACGGTCACGCACCGGGTGCGAATGCGGTACATTACGGGTCTCAAGCCCAAGATGCGGCTGGTCAGCGAGGGCCGCACGTTTGAGATCGACTCGGTTGTCGAGCGCGGCCGACGCGAGGAGCACGAGCTGCTGGTCACGGAGGTCGTGGACTAATGGCTGTGCAGCTGGGCATGTCGGTTGACGGCATCAAGGAAGTCCTGCAGGGCTTCCAGGCGTTGCCCATCGGGCTGCAACGAAAGTACCTGCGGGCCTCGGTCAACAAGGTCACCAAGCCATATATTCAGCCCGTTAAAGCCTTGATTGCCCGTGGGCCGACTGGAAACCTCAAGCGGTCGGTGGGGGTGGTAACGGAAGCAAAGGTCAAGGGCAGGACGCAGACGGCCGTGCTCGGCTTCCGGCGTGGCGACAAGAGCGGCCAGAACGGCAAGGCGTCTGGCTATCACGCCTGGTGGATCGAGAACGGCGTGAAGACCCGGACGGCTAAGAACGGCCGAGCACTCAAGGTGCCGATGGCCATGGCCAAGAAATACAAGTACCTCATGGGCAAGGTGGCCTTGATCGGCGGCGATGACGGCGGCAGCGTGTTCTTTCGCCAGGTGCGTGGATTCGCCGGCACCGGCAAGTTTGCGTCGTGGGCCGACCAGACGCTGCCACGTATTCGCGACGCCCTGCAGACCCAGCTCGTCAGCGCCTTGGATAAGGCCACGGCCGAGGCTGCTAGGCGTGCCGCCAAGAGGATGAAGTAGTGGCCACCGTCACCCACATCGACGAGTCCTTGCTGCAGGTGCTGACGGCCGACGCCGAGGTCGCCCTGCAGGCTGGCAGCCGCATCTACC